TGCAGATGCATCTATACCAATTCTACCAGATTTTGAAACATTGAAAGTATCAGTTTCTGCTGTTGTATCAAATATAGAACTTAATTCATCATTGGAGTATAAATTAAAATCAAAGGCACTATATGAGATCTCATTATTGGTAAATGATAAAGATGAATCTGATAAATCAAAATATATTTTTAAATTCCTTTCTGTTTTAATAAGAGGATTAATTGGTGAAATAGTACCATCAGAAGCACTTGTTATATTAATTACCTTAGGAGCTGGATTTATAGAATCATAATATGTGGATGATAACTTAATAGTATCTTCATCTACAATATAAGCATAATAAATTCCATTATCTACTAATCCTCCAGGAGAAGTAGTAGCAGTAGATACAACTTTCTGTCCATTCACATAACCATGTTTAGCAATGGTAATAGTGTTAGCAGTGACATTAACATCTGAAGAACTAAAGGATCTTGGATTTATAGTAATTCTTCTATTATAATCGTTATATGCTACCTTTATAGTAGTAGTAATTCCTGGTTGAGCAGTTAAATTAATGAAATCATTTGATTTAAGACCATGTGTAGAAGCAGTAGATACAGTTGCTAATGTTCTGTTAACAGATCCAGATAGAACATTATCATAATTGGTTTTAAGACTATGATATACTCCAGTTCCTACACCTATGAAATACAATGTAGAAGTTGTAACACTACTATTAATTCCTACCCAAGATCCAGTAGATCCCACTCCCACTCTAGCAGTGGCTATTCCAATTAAATCTTGAGTTATCTTAGCAGCATAAACTGTTTGTCCATTAGTAAGTGCAAATCCATCTATTCCATCAGTAGATACAGAAATTGCAGTACCTACATTGGTTCTATAAGTTAAAGCATCTCCAGTATCCAATCCATGATTTTTAAAGTAAAGTGATTTGGTTGGAATGAATATTTCACTTATTCCAGTGCCTGGATTTGAGAAAACTAAGGTAGACCCAATTCCTACACCAGAAATAGTTCCCAATCCTATGGATTCTGTTGGATTAAAATATAATTCATTATTTAATCTAAAATTAGAATTTTCAACTTTCCTATCAGGACTAAATGATAAAGTTCTTGGATTTTGAGAAATGAGAGAATTTGCAGTATGAGCACTTCCTGTAGTAGAATCATGTTGCCTCAATACTCTAATTCTTGAAGATAAAGAATCAATATTTAATACTTTTACTTTTTCTGTTCCTATTCCTAAAACATCATTTGATCTTACATCAACTTTCACATTAGGATCTAAACTAAAGTAAGTTACTATGCCAGTAGCAGCAGCAGTTCCTACACCAGCAAATAATTTAAATGTATCTGTTGCAACTCCACATGCTCTTACAGAATTGTTAACAAGTCCAGATGTATTTAATCCAGAGATGCTAATTAAATCAGTAACATAGAAATTATGAGGAACAGTAGTATATCCTACAAATTGACCATTACTCTTTAATATAAACTCTACATTTGAAAACTCAGAGTTAGCGATACTAACTTGATTTACAGTTTTTCCATCAAGATCTTTTACTGATGCTCTTGCTCCATATCCACCAGTATCAGTATCAAATATTACATTATCTCCAACTTTATATCCAATTCCACCAGAACTCACTCCTACATTCTGTATCTTACCAGAAGATACATTTCTTACATAAGATTTTTGATTGTAAATTTTATTAGGGTCTACTAAGAATTCATATTCAGTGTCATTAAAAAGGAAATTATAAGGAGCAGTATTTCTAGATAAACCACTTCCATTTAAATTAACATCATCTTGATTTGAAGCAAATTTAAAATTATATTCTATAGTTTCGTGCTTATATGATTCTCCTATAAAATATGGGAATTGAGGTTTTCTGTAATTTTTAAATGCCCCATCAGAATCTAAAGATTGAGGATTGATGGTAGAAAAATAAGCATAGACTCCATTGGGATATTCTGGAGTTTTGCAGAATCTTCCATTATGCTCATCTAAATCTTTATCTGGTTGGTGTGAATAATCCTCTACAAAAAATCCTAAAGGATATATCTCCTGTTCTGAAGAAGTTAGAGGATTAGGTCTCTCTGTAGATAAAGAAGCAGAATATCCAGATTCTAAGATTTTAATAGGTCCTCCATCACTCTTAGTGTATCCATAAGGACCATAAATTGGAGATCCATCATAAGACCATCCTATGATTGGAGAATGGTTAATTGAGTTCTTTTCAATATCTTCTTCAAGAATTAGATCAGGTACAAAGACTTGCTTATCTCCTATAGATTTTTCAGCATAAGTAGACTGTCTTAATTTTCTAGGAGCATATAAATGAGAATATTCAAGACCATAATCTTCATTTAATCCAACACTTACAACTCCATCATCAGAAGTAATTTGATCATTCTGTATCAATCTTTCAACAGTGTTAATTGTCCAAGTTTTTGGATTGCAATAGAGATCAGCTCCATCACCATTAGGTGTTACTTTTACAGATACATCTGAAGATGTGTAACCTATACCACTATGAACTATGGTAACAGAATCTATAGATCCTGCTTTTAAAATAGGAATGATTTTACTTCCCTTACCACTACCTAAAACTTTTAATTGAGGAGGAGAGTTATATTCAGTTCCCCCATTCAACACTATAACTTCTGATAATTTGCCACCATCTACTATAGGTAATAATTGAGCGTTCTTACCTTTCTTTAAAGTGAATAATGGTTGTTTATTGTAATTGATTATATCTGAAGATCCATACCCAATTCCACCACTCTCAACATAAACTGATTTTATAGATCCTCTAGTTACAGGTCTTAAAACAGCATTAAAGTTTTGACCAGAAAGAGTAGAGACTCCTATATGTCCCTTCACACTTACTTCAATAGGTGGATAATTAAATTCATGAATTCCAGTGCCACTATCGACAAAATCAATATAATCTTTATTCCTTAAGTAAAAACTTGGTGCTGTAGATCCTACTCCTACTGCAGATAATCTAAATGAACCACCATCTATTACTGTTACATAATAATTTGTTAACGTGGATAGTCCTGTAATAGGAGTAGACTTAGTACTGTACCTTAATAACTCTCCAGTTTTATATCCATGATTAGCAATAGAAATAATATCAGTTGAAGTATTAATTCCTGCTGCTGTAACTGAAGTTAATCTATTAGTATATCCTGAACCAGAATTTCCAATACTTACTGATTGTATAACTCTCTTCTTATTTGCACATTCTAATTCTTGTATTCCTGCTCCATAATCTGTCATATTAATGGAAGAGATACCTGCTATAGCATCTTCAAATGTCTTATGCAAAGAAACAGTAGTAGAGTCTTTAATAGCACAATAATAAGCAGATTGAGTAGTTAGACCTGCAATAGCAGTTTGTTTATCTGTATTATAGATTACAAGTTCTCCATCCCTAAACTTATGGAAAGTAGTGAATCCTATTGTGTTATTTGTAAGATTTACTAATCCTGCAGTTTCAATAGAATTAAATTTTACACTATGAGTTTTTAAAAATAGATTAGCATATGCAATACACCCTGAACCATTTCCTCCAGTTATTTTTAAAGTAGGTTGTGTTAAATAATCAAATCCTCCATCTATAACATCTATTCCTGTTACATTTCCTTGAACTTCACAAAAAGCTGATGCTCCTAATCCCACAGGGTCAGTTAGATCTAAAATAGGGGGATTAACAATATCATAGTTGTTACCTTCACTTGTAACTATTATTTCTTCTACAGGACCATAGTGAACTGCATCTTTAGACTTATAATTTAATATTTCTACTCCATTAACCAAAATTCCAGTTTTTCCTTTTGGAGTCTCTTTTGAAATAACAGAAGATACTGGATTTTGTATTTTTCTGATTAATTTTTGTGATTGTATTGATTTTTGAAAAAATTCAGCAATTTCAAATTTATTATCTGTTACATTTCCTGTAAATGATACATATGTGTCATTATAGATATTTGCACTACTATTAGCAATCTTAATAGTATTAATATCTACTCTTTTGACATAATATTCAGATTCGTTAATATCTAATTCATTATCACTTCCACCACCAACATATCTTACTCTATCACCAGTTAATAAACCATGATTTGAAATAGTGATCTCTTCACTTCCATCATACTCTCCAGAAAAGGTTAAAGTGGTATTTCTGATATCTAAAGAATCACCCAAATAATCAGGAATAGATGGTGATGCAATATATGTTATTCCTGCATCATCTACATAAGAATTCTGAACATTTGTAGTAAAAATATTAGCACTAGGATAATTGCTTAATTTAGCTTTAGATATTAACCTTTGAATCTTATAAGTTGTATTAGGATTAAGTTCACCAGAACCTTTAACTAAAACTTCCTTAGAACTGACAAGAGAAATGATCTCACAAGATAAGTTATTAATTAAAGCATTATCACCTATAATAAAATTATGAGGGTCAAAAAGAGTTAATCTATATGTAAAGTTTGATTCGTCAATGAGTTCAATACTTTCTACAGTATAAGTAGCAGAAATATTGGTAAATAGATGTTTAGTTTGTTGACTATTATCATTAGACCCTAAACCTTTAGGTTCAATATAATCATTAATCTGACTATAGATACTATCATCAATATTAATATCTAAATCTGATAAAACTCCTGTTACTTTAACTTTAACTACATTTGCAGTTCCTAATCCAGAATATCCATATGCAAATGCATCTAATCTTAAATCTTGCTTAGTAGAAATATTTTTATCAACACCAGAACATCCAAAGAATTGATTTAATGACTTTGAGGTATAATCTATAGATGAAGATGATCCATCTGCATAGTTTGCTACTAAAGTTCCTGTAGTTCCAAATCCAACAGTTGAATCCACTGTTAGTACAGTAGATCCTATAGAAATAGAATCTATAAGTTTAGTATTAGGATGAATTGAGAAATTACCACTTACTCTATCTAAATTTTTATCATAATCTAAACTCAACCTATAATATGTCTTCTCACCTCTTATAAATTCCTCAACATTACTAATCGCTCCATTTGCTTTAGGGAATCCATAAACATTATCTTGAAATAAGTTTTTATTGATAAGATCATTAGGATCTCCATCAATTGCTTCTACTACAATCTGTTTTGAAACTTTCCAATCAGAACTAGAGGGTATAAAGAGATAATCTCTAGGTTTGATGACATCTACGTCTTTTCCATAAAGCGCACGAAACAAAATCTCAAAAGATTGGTCAGTTCCCTTTGAAGAATAGAAATCTTTTGATTGTTTTATGAATAATCCCTTATTAATATCATCTGATAGAGTTCTTTCTTCAAATCCAGGTGTAATTTGTCTTTTTACCTTTTTAAAGAACTCTTGTAAAAACCTAATACTTAAATTATTGACGACTGCCCCAGAAGAGTGCGTAGCAATCCCAGATTGACTGAAAACTAGTTCATCAGGTTGACTAGGACTTCTATAAGAAGTGATGCCACTGAACCCCCTAGAGCACCCTGTGAAGGAATTGGTAGTAATACCTGTATATGTAATAATTTCATTATTAATCTGAAGCAAACCATAAGATTTTGGAAATCCAGTGGTTGAGTCTACAGAAAGAGTATTATCAGCAATTCCTACGTTAGTTGATAAAGATGTAGAATCTATAAGATCTGTTAATTCATCAATTTTTACATATTTGTCAATATTTTGTAAAATATCAAGAGTAGATCCTTGATTTTCTATTGCAGTATAATATTGCTCTAAAAAATCTCCAGCAAGAGGAAAATCCCCCCTTATAAAGTCAGGAAGTTGATTTTTAACAACTGAGCTAATTTTGACTCTTGTATTTTCTGGCATTACTTTATAATAGTGTTAATTACCTAGATTAATATGGTTGGGTAGAAGAAGCTCCTAGAATATATGTATCTGAGGAAAGAAGGGTTGTATTTTGAGATTCAGAATCAGTGAGTCTTGCTATATTACCATTTAAGTAACTAGAAGTTGCTGTATAAAGAGTTCCTGATGTACTGTCACCAGAAGTAATAGAATCCACCACCATATCAATGGTGCTATTGTTAATATCCAATTGTAAGTAAAGATCTTGCAATCCAATTACATCATTAGATTTAGGACAACCTGAAATTTCTATAATTGGGATTCCTTGAACTTTTTTAGATGTACCAATTATATTAATTGGTTTTAATAAAATTTCTCCCTTTTCATAGTCAATTGTACCTACCCCACTACTTATGATTTGGGGATTATTCTTAGATGTCAATGAAAATAGGAATAATGTACCAGTTCTATTTCCAGCATTAGGTAGATCTGCCAAATAGACAGTTTGATTAGTTCCAAAGATCGTAAATCCTGATGATTTAATATTATAACCATCATTATTCTTTACATAGAAAGAATTACCAAAACAAAGTTCATATTCTGCATTTTGATTTAATGCAGGTTTCATATCTCTACGCATTGCTACTTTAGTGATATTTGAAGTCACTGCACTACTACTATTATCTACAACACCTTGGAATTTACTATATTTGAATTTTGCACCATATTTATTCATTTCAGAAGAATCTGCATAAGTGCTCACATTATTAGATATGACAGTTCTTACAGCATCTGAACTAGAAGCTAGATTTGGGTTATAATATGCATTAATATCAACTTCTACATACAAATACTTCAAATCTAAGATTTCAGTCACAATTCCTGCAACAGAATATTTTCTTAAAGTGGTATTTAAGTTATTTTTGATAGAATCTGGTACATAAGGTCCATAAAATGGTTTTATAGTGATAAAAACCTTTCCATATTGTGGAGGAGTCATTTCTTCTCCACCAAAAACTGAAACTGACTCAGTTTCTGGGTAAATTTTAGGAACCAATGCCTCATAATCACCAGCAGTCACTGCTCTATTAAAAGCAGAGTAAATTTTTGGTGCATAACGCTTAATTGAGTCTACAGATTCAATTTCTTTACCGCCTGTAGAGTCACTTATAGTAGTAAGTATAGAAATTCCTGTACTTACAAGGTTATTGTTGTTATCTACTATTCTTCCATTGAAAGAAAATGATGAAATGTTGTTTGCTGCAGATCCACTAGAGGTAATATAGGAAACTTCAATAAAATTAAGTGATTTGAGTGCTTCACCAAACACACCATCACCAAAAATCAACTCATATCGTTGATCATCAATTTCTTGAAGGAAATATACCCTAGATTTATCTGTAACTTCTATTAATGTATCAGAAAATACAAATTTTTTGGAAGTTGTACTTGCTTGAGTGTCTCTTACACTCACTTCTAGAGTAGAAGTGTCAATATTTGCATTCTCAAGAATGTATTTTGTAGGAGGAGCAGGGTTTTCTGATGAAACTGTGAAATTAGTGGTTAAATATGTCCCTTCATAGATGACGACATCTCTAAAAGTAGCAATTCCATCCACAATTGGTACTGTAACATCACTTGGAATGGCAAATGCATAACTTTCTGATCCAAACACTGAAGCAGAGGTGGCCACAACTCCCTTTTTAAGAGTTAGAGTGACAGGTTTTGTTGTAAAACCACTTGTATCTACAAAAAATGAAACAATTGCCTTTGCAGCAGTGGTAGATCTGGGTGTATAACCTATATTTCTTGCTAATGCAACTACATTTTCCCTTAAAGTAGCACTATCAATAAAAACTTCATTGCTAATCATGTTAGCATTGTAAGAACTGATGTAAGTATTGTATGCTAATACATCAATTATGCTAGAAAGATTAGATCCTTCAAAATCATAGTCAGTAAAAGTTGAATTCGATCTCAAATAATCCTTCAGTGAAGTCTTTATTTGATCAAAATCTAGATTAGTAAAGTTTACTAGTGCCATTTATCTAGTTGACTGTAGTGCAAATGCTAATTGTTGAGGACTAGCATCAATTCCTATGATATCGTAAGTTATAACTACATCAAAAGCATTCCCTTCAAAGTCAGGAACTGCTCTTACACTCCTCAATTTGACTCGAGGTTCATAATTATCAAGAGTATCTTTAATTTCATCCTCAATCATAGAGGCAGAAATGTCATCCATATTGTCAAATAGCAATTCATATACCCTAGAACCTAGATTTGGATTAAAAAATCTTTCACCAGGTCTTGTTAGTATCAAATTTCTTACAGAACGAGCAATAGCAGTTTGGTTTTGAGTAGCAATTAAGTCCGCATTGATAGGATTGACCTGAAATGTCATACTCAGATCTTTGAATCCCCTACTAACCCTTTCTACAGGCATAAAAATACAGTAAATATAAGTTATTTAGACTCGAACTTCATGGAGAGTATCCAAAACTTGTCCACAATTTGTGTATAAATATTCATGAATCAGGGTTTACCCTGTCCTTAAGATAATTAATGTCTCAATTTTAAGGGTTTGAAGGGTCAGTACAAGTGTATTGGCTCTTTTTAACGCTATAAATAAAGATTGACATTAATTATCTTAATTAAATGACATCTATGCAGACTTTAGAGCTAAAACGTGCTCTAAATGAAACTCATATAGCTCCTAAACATAAAAAAGGAGGTCATCATAGACCTCCATTCTTACTTTCCTTGCCCTCTATACCTTTTCTTAGGTTTATTACTAGAGGTAGCTGAATACTTGGTGTGCTTGCCATTTCCTTGATAAGTCTTTTTGGGTATTGATTCTACGAAATCATTACCAGAGAGAGATTTTCGTATGGGCATTAGTCTTCATCCTCCAATTGCTTTATTACCTTGTCAGAGATCGCCATGAGATTAGTCACATTCTTAAGATTCTCTATAGAAAACATTATATCAGCAATGTGCTTACTCATATAAGGTTCTTCACTTCTTGCACTAAAAGCAAGAGCATTTCTAAGTGATGCTGTTGCCTCATCTAATGAGTCTTGTACTTGTTTTGAGAGTGCCATAGTTCCTCCTAGATTACTCTTGTTTTCTCATGACCAACCCTAATTCTTGGGTCACACCAAATGTCATCACCTGCTTCAATTGCATCTAAGCAGAATGAGACATCTTCACCACACATATCCTGAACTGCCCCAGATTCAAAGACTTGCATCTTTGGCGCAAACCAAGGATAAGGAAGTTGCTCAAATACGCCCTTCTTAATCATCACCCAACCAAAACCTGTGTAGTCTACAGTGAAAGGTTTCTTACGCTTACTGATCGATTCCACTGTCTCATGGTTCATCACTCCACCATTCTTGCGGAAATCATCTTCTTCTAACCAATGAGCAACAGAGGTAGTCTTGCCGTCCTCAGTAGCATACCAACCAGCAGTTATTCTATGGCACTTGTCATCATCTATAGAACCATCTTCATTCTTTGCTTCTGCTGGAACTGCAAGATCACATAACTGCCAGAATTTGTTGGTGTCAAAGACAATATCCGAGTCAATCCATAACTGGTAATCGTAGTTTAACTTCCCGTCCCAAGGAACTTGATCTTTACCTCTTAATACATTTGCTCCAAGACACTTACATCTTGCAAAGTTTACCATAGATGAATAATCCTGAGATATCTGAATACTCATCTGATTCTGAACCATGTCAAAACATAGTTGTACGAAATTCTTTAAGTAAGTATATGAGACTCCTCTACCAGGTAGGCAAAAGACAATTGCTTTACCTTTCATTCTTGCTTTGATTGCATCTATATCCCATTCGTCTTTTGCCTTTGCTTTGGGACTAGTAGCTTTAACAGTAAATCCTTTTGCCATAATTTTTTAATACCTTCATTTCAATTATAGTGTATTTTATGTAGTATGTCAATAAAAAAACCCAAGGGCGGTTTACCCAAGGGTCAATAACTATCTTCTTCCCACATGGGCGTTTTCTGAATAACCCTACCTGGTCCGCCCACTCCGCATTTTGGTCCTAGTTTAATATATGACAAGTCTCTCTCAGTATAGTCAGTTTTGAGCAACCCTACCATTACTTGCAGTAGTTCCCATTTTTCTTCAAAGTCCTCTTCTTCTAGGTTATAATAAAGTACTCGGTTCTTTGCATAGATGTGATAAGTCGTATTGTCCATCGAAAAATTATGGGGGATTTTTTTATATAGAAACCTAAAAAAGGTCAAAAAAAATTTCCGAGATTTTTATATATACATCTCGAATTGTCAACTCTGTAGGTTAGGGTCTCTATCCTTTTTTATATACGGGCATCGCAACGGGGGCGGCAAACACATAAGGGGCAAATAACTGCCAATACGCATTATTTAAGAACTGCTAATCTGTTCTTAATTTGTGTTAGTAACTGTGTGCTTGCTATGTTATACTTAGTATTATAACATTACTGCCCCTGAGTGTCAACAACTGTGTCACCACTAAGTGTTATTAAACAGGGGCAATTATGTGCTAATTTGTGTTACTTATAGTGGGGTAGATTGCACCTCATAAAGATCATCTAATACGGCAAGGATTTCATCGCCATTTGTTGCATTATCCAGAAGGAAATTTGCGAAGTTAACTGATACAAACTGTGCAGCAGGGTTTGACATAATTAAGCGACCTAATTACGGTATGGTTTATTACACTATAGGGACACTTTATCCGACCCCCATTAGTAACAACAACTCCTCACAGATTTGACTGTCTTAAGTGTTACCAACTGCATGGAATATCAAGTTCTTCAGTATAACTTTCTACATTCTCATTATCCTCTAATTGTAATACTTTTCTCCAGTCAATTTGGTGCGGATTAAAGTCATTTAGTGTCTCTACTTCAAGTGTTATTCTAGTCTTCTTTTTAACTGCCTGATTGTAAAGAACTGTCATCAGATTAGGTCATAGAAAGTATTACTGTTATTATACAAATATTCTCACTATCTGTCAAGTACTGTGTGTCCCTTATGTAACAATAACGAACTGGAACTTAAACGGTTTGGGTTTTAGTTTGGGTGGGGGGATTTGGTTACAAAGTGTTATCGAGGGTCTTGTAATTTCGCTCGCTTCGTGTTATACTACGCTCGCTTAGATCACTACAAAAACTAACATTTAAAACAACGATTACACAACGGTTATTAACAACTTATTCCACATACTTTTCCCCCTTTTTATACACTTTTTACACATACTTGTGGAAAAGATATAAACAACGGACACCTATTTATATGACCATTTTTAATACCTTTTTAAATGATTTGTGTATTAATTGATACAAAAAAGACCCTAATTAAAGAGTCTTAATTAACATTTAGTACAATAGTTTTCCACAGGTTGTTGATAATTAACGTAGGTAATTGTCATCGTTTGGTTAATAACTAGGGTCTGCAATACTCCCCCACTCAGTATTACTTTCTGTCCTTATTTGTTCTATTTCATTATTAGCTATGGGTGTGTAATCTTCCTTTAATTGTTCACTATTACCACTACCATATAAGCAGATAATAACGAATACCCAGAAGAGTAAATTGTATCCATCTTGTATAGTTTTAATCATCTAAATCTCTCTCACTAAGTGTACCAAATAACGAAGAATAATCACCACTATTATTAAAACTTTTATCTGGATATTGCTCCTCTAGATTATTATCTTCTACTGGCGGTTTGTAATCTAAAATGTTACCTAACTGATCTATAATTACAGTCAGTTTGTAACTAATTTCCTCCAGTAATTCGCCTTGAGTTCTTTTCTTTTTAGTCATCAATCTCCTCCTCGAAAGTATCAAAATCAAATGGAAATTCTCTTAACTTACAATCAACTAAAGCACGTAACATTACATAGAATTGTTCACCACTTACAAGATTATCGTCACAGTATTGTTCACTTATGTCCTCAATTAGGTCACATAAGTTAACTGCTTGCTCTTGTAATCTTTCGAGTTCATTAACATTCATGGGATTAAATTAGAGAGGGTTGTAATAGTTTCCGTCTTTTA